GTATTTTAATCCGCAGATGGCAGACTATGCATGGAGAATACAGGGCGTTGTTCGTGGTTTGAGAGATTCGCAGTATCTTTACAATCGAAGAAAAGTTATTGAGCTTGATATCCTTGAGAGTCAGATCACGTCAGGCTTTAAATATAAGATTGATTCACTAGTTAATCCCAAAGACGTATTCCTTTCTGGACAGGGAAGAGGACTGGCGATTAAGCAAGAAGCCCAGATGTCTGATGTTGAGCAGATCATACCTCCTGAAATTCCACCATCGATGATACAGCTTTCAGAACTACTTGGGCGCGAGATCCAGGAGATATCTGGCGTTAACGAAGAGCTGTTAGGTTCAGCGACAGATGACAAGGCTGGAATTCTTTCAATGCTGCGCCAGGGAGCAGGCTTAACGACTTTACAGACGCTTTTTGATCAACTAGACAGATCACAGAAGCTTCTTGGTGGTTTGATGATCGACATTATCCAAACAAACTTCACTCCCGGAAAGGTCGAGCGTATTACAGAGCAAGAGCCAACGGAACAGTTCTACAATAAAGCATTTGGCAAGTACGACGCTGCGGTTGAAGAGGGGGTAAATACAACGACACAAAAGCAGATGCAATTTGCTCAGCTTATTCAGCTTAAAGAGCTCGGCGTTACGATACCTGATGAAGTACTTCTTGAGGCTACCACGCTTCAGAATAAGAAAGACCTCATAGAAGCAGTTACGCAGGCCAATCAGCAAGAGCAGCAGATTCAGGAGATGCAGATTGAATCTGCGATGGCTGAAACTAAGGCTCGAATCGAACTTGCTGAGGCTCGTGCTACTGCGGACGAAGGCCTAGGTATCGAAAGAGTAAGTCGCGTTAAAGAAAATGAAGCTCTTGCTGTTGAAAGAAGGGCCGAGGCGCGCAAGGATTCCGCTCAGGGAATGCTTAATATCGTTAAAGCAATTAAAGAGATAGACGACATTGATCTTTCGCAGCTTGAAAAGCTCATATCTCTTTCGAAAATGCTTAATGTACAGGGAAAAATAGATGAAATCTCGGCTGCAGCTACGCCAATGGGAGTGGCGGCTGATATTTCGAATCCGGTTAGACGGGTTGCGACGCAACGCACCGCCGGTATAGGTGGTTAGAGGTTGTTTGATTTTATTAACCTTGATGGCCCATTGCATGCATAAATGGTTATTTATCATGGATAAACACACTCGTGTGTAATGCCATCAGTTTCCAAGAAAGGGCGAATGATGCCTAAGAAGAGATACTACGACAAGAAGATGGAAAAGTCTGACGCAGGAATGATCGGAGGATCAGTAGGTCTAGCAAATATGCCACAGGATGTAGTTATGAAGCCATATCCAAAGGACGGCGAATATATGAATGAAGGTCTTAATGACGGCTTAAGCGGCATTGACAAACAAAAGAAGTCCGAAGTTAGCAAGGCTAAATCAGAAAAACCTGATTCTAAGTACTAAAGTACTGTTGTACTAAGGTACTGTTGGATTAAGCCTATTTTAACGACCGTTTGTGCGGTACGCCCCACCCAAGGAGCCGCACAAACGATTTATAGTCTGAGTTGAGGAAGCGATATGCCTGGAAATGTACGCAAGGACGATAAGGCCCGGCGCATAGCATTTAATATTTTAGGTGCACCATCTGCAGGGTTGGCAGATTCTTTCGGCAAAAAGAAAAGAATGAAGCGCAAAAAGGAATACTGGTATGATCAAGAAGAAAAAACCAGCGGTTTCGAAAAAGGATCAAGCTTTAAGTTCAACCAATTCGAGGAAGACAACTACTACTAGAAAATTGAAAGAATGGTCTTCTAGAGATATCCGCAATTAAATCCTAAGAACAAAAAATAGGAGAATGCTATGGCAGCAAAGACCAAAAGCAAAAAGAAAGTCGTCAAGAAGGTTAAAAAAGTTATGGAAGAAGACAAGCATGGTGAGCTTAACATTGGCAAAAGCGAGAAAAAGGACATAGGCCATGAGCAAGCCGTTGGTGGACTGTCGAAGAAAAGGAAGAATTTCAGAGAGAGATTGGCGGACCGTCGAAGAAAAAGTGGAGAATCTCAAAAAGAGAAATAAATAATGCAACCTAAGAAGACCGTTGGCGCCCATTCTTATGAACTGCAACAAAAGGACGCAGGAACGCATAGTGCTACAGACCAGATGCGTGAGCAGCTTACAGATTACGATGAAAATATTCATTTATGTGTTAACGAACAAAAGAAAAAGCTTGCTGATGATTTTTACGTAGTTGTTATTACAAAAAAAGAGCGCTTAATGCAGAACGTATTGCGCGGATACTTCTTTGGACGAATATCTTGTCCATCACCTGATTACGACCAGACTGTTTATAAATACAGCAAGAAAGACGACAACCTTAGCTTTTTGTGGACTATTCCGTCGTATGACGCGGTGAACTACATGAAGAATAATACATCGCATGTTTCAGCGGAGAAGTATGGTTTGCTTAAATGCGTTTTAGAGTTTGTTGATGGAACATTAACGAGACTCGCCAAGAAGCTCAATGGTGAAAGAGAAGATTCAATCATATTGCAATAAGGGAGACGAATGGAACATACGAGTATGGAACATACAGACGCTGAACAAGCCACGATAGAAGAGAAAGAAGTTGTTCAACAAGAAGAGGTAGTAACACAGACCGAAGACGCAGTATTGCCTGAAATAAATACCGAACCAGTCGCACAGGCGGCAACTAAGCGCAACAATAGCCAAGAGTTTAACATTAAAGAACTTCGTGCCTCTAAAGAGAGGGCGGAGAGGGAAAAGGCCCAATTGGAACAAAGGCTGCAGAGATACGAGCAAGAGAGACTAGAGAAAGAGGAACAGCCTGAATATGGGGAAAATGACTTTGTTGAGGGCAAGCATCTCAAGAAAGAAATTGATTCCATGCGTAACCAATTTAAAAACTATGAAAAGCAGGCAGTAGCACAGGCGGACGAGTCTCGCCTAAAGTCTAGGTTTTCTGATTTTGATAAGGTTGTTAACGAGGAAACAATAGCGCTGCTTAAGGAATCAGATCCTGAATTTGCTGAAACTATTGCATACTCTCAAAGCTCTCTTTACGCTAGAGGTTCGTCGACGTATAAGAAAATTAAGGATCTTGGTCTTTATGTTGAGGATAAACATGAAAAAGATAGAGCGCTGGCTCAGCACAATTCGGCAAAGCCTCGTCCGCTCAATAGTGTTTCGCCACAGCAAGGCGACAGCCCATTATCTATGGCAAACGCTTTCGCGAATGGGCTCACGCCGGATCTAAAGAAGCAGCTGTGGAAAGAAATGCAGGATGCTTCTAAAAAATCTTAAGCACACAAGTGTGTAAGCGCGTGCAAGCGTAAAAACGTTCTTCTCCTTTTTAGAACTCTACTACTTTTCTAGGGACCCTTAGGCTACTGGGGTCCCTATTTTATTGAAAATCGTTGCATTAATTTTACGGCCGAAGCTATACTAAACATGGCTGTAGCAGTCACTGACTGTATTGGTTTCGCCAACCATCATAGATGGCCATGCCATCGACGTAGTAGCTTTATGCTGCAAGAGCCTCGTCAACTCGCGACTGTAAGAGACTCGTCAACTCACTTGTAGTTGTTTCTATATCACCGATACTGCGTATCATCGATACTGCGTATCATCGATATAGTTTTATTGTTTGTTTTAATCACTAGGATAAACCTATGGCTATCACAACAACGAGTACCCTTCCTGCCCCAGTGCAACAAAGTTTCTCGATGAAGCTTTTGAGCGTGCCTGTTCCTAATATGATCCACAAAATTCCTGCAACTTTGAAGACAATGCCTGCAAAAGGTGGAACAACCCTTAGGATGCGCCGCTACAACCCGCTGGATACAGCAATGGTGCCTCTTGGAAATACTGGTGTAACACCACCAGCACAGCAGCTAACTGCTGTTGATATTGATGCTGAAATGAGTTTTTATGGAACTTATATCCAGCTCAATGAGCAGGTAACACTGCAGGCGCAAGATCCTGTTCTTAATGAAGCTGCAAAACGTCTTGGCGTTTCTCTTCGTCAAACCGAAGATCAGCTTACTCGGGACATGCTTGCGGCAACAGCTTCGTTCATTAACTGCACAGGCGGTGTAAATGGTGACAACCCAACTGAGCTAACACGTTCAGATGTAGATACTGTTGTTAGAACTCTCTTGAGTGCTGATGCATATACTGTATTGGACAACATTGAGGGTGATGACAAGTTTGGTACAGCGCCAGTGCGCGATGCTTACTTTGCTCTCTGTTCAACGGATCTTACAAGCGAAATGGATTCGGTTGCTGGTTTTATTCAAAAGAATCAGTATCCAGCTCCAATGAATGCTCTTAGATCTGAGTGGGGTGCAATTGGTAATCTTCGTTTCTTGGTTTCTTCCATTGGATCGACGACCGCAGCAGCATCAAATCTTGGTGCAGACGTTTATAATATCTTTTGTGTTGGTATGGAAGCATTTGCATGCGTTGAGCAAGATCAGTATTCTGCTCAATTTATTTACCGTCCACCAATTTATGATGGACCGCTTGCGCTTAATGCTTCTGTTGGATATAAGTTCGCTGAAGTTCCTCGCATCTTGAATGATGAGTGGATCGTCAACTTACGTACAACACTTTCTTAAGGAGTAATCATGGCAGATAATACAATTATCCAACAAGGGCATTTCACTTCAGACGGCACAGATAAGATTATTCCATTGAGATCTGACGTAGACTGGGTTGAGGTTCATAACCTTACCAATATTGCGGGTTCAACACAGTGGGATTCTGTTAAGTGGTATTGGCAGCGTGAAATGACTGATGATGATTCCATCCTTCAGTTTCATGCAGCTGCTGATCAGATTCTATCGATGTCAACATCGGCGATTGGTTTTAATGGCGCAACTTATAGGGGAATCTCTCTTATTGATTCGTCAGACAAAACTCCTGGCGCAGCAGTTGCAGTAACAGCTGGAACTAACGCGACACAGCCGGTTTATGACACAGGTGATACAGGAAGACTGATTGCCGGAAGTATTGTAAGAATTCAAAATACTGATCACGACAACGTGGACGGCTTAGATTTCACCGTTGATACAGTTACTTTGAATACTAGCTTTAGACTTGCTAATACATTGCAACAAGCTCCCGGAGTTGTTGCTGGTGCAGCAGGAACATATCGATACATTGCTCCAAATGTAACGGTATATAACATGTTTAATCCTAAGAAACGTGTTATTGCTAATATTACGCAAGCTGCAGCTGGTGTTGTTACAACTCTGGTTGATCATAATTATTCAACGGGACAAAAGATAAGAATGAACGTCCCTGCCGCTTGCGGTATGATCGAACTTGATGGTCAATTAGTAACAGTGACATATCTGACGGCTTCAACATTTTCAATAGATGTTGCTACAACAGGCTACACAGCGTTTGCTTTCCCACTTCCAGCGGCAGTTCCATTCACACCAGCATCGGCTATCCCTGTTGGTATTGATGCGACTTTGAACACATCGCTTGCTGGCGCTTTGGCGAATGAGGCCTTTATTGGCATCATTCTTGGAACAAGCAGCAACGCGGGAATTGCTTCAGGAAGTCCTGGCGGATCTAACGGCGACGTAATTAAGTGGCGTGCCGGTAAGTCTTTTGCGACAGACATAGCATAAGATAAACGCGCTGGTTAAATATTAACCTACGGGGAGGGGGATCCCCCTCCCCGCTTTTTTCGAAAGGGAGCCATATGGCTGAGACACGCGTGTCTGAAAAACAAACAACAACGGTTGCGAATAAGTCAACCAAGGCGAACCTAAAGTTTCAGAGAGACAAAGACAGAGAGATGGTAAAAGGTATTTTTAACTTTTATGAAGTTCCAGGCGGAACAATGGCATTTCGCATTAAACTTTATAAGTGGGACGACGTTGAAAAATACGAATTGAAAGATGGTGAAACATACACCCTTCCATTAGGGATTGCGAAACACTTAAATAAGAATGGCAGCTATCCGGTCCATGCGCATGCCGTGGACGCACAAGGTAGGCCTACTTTTAAGATCGGACAAAAGAAAAGACGCTTTGGATTCCAAAGTCTTGAATTTATTGACCCAGATGACTTTTCCACTGTTGACCCTGGGATCATTACCGTGGAAAATATAACTAAATAAGCAGCTAGATTTAATTGTAGTTAGCCTGCGTAAAAGTAAATTATTTACTAATTAAGGAGTAGATGATGGCGACACCTGATTCCACACTTTCTTCATTAACGTCAATTCGCACCAAAGTACGCAGGCTAACTCGTTCTCCTTCTTCGTCGCAACTTACAAACGCACAGATTGACGACTACGTTAATACCTTTGTTCTTTATGATTTTCCTGAATTTACGGTAGATAAGAAGCTAACGTTTTTTGTAATGCCAAACATTGATACTTACGAGACTAATACTGTAAGTGAGGACGATCCTCTTTATAACTTTAAGAATAAGTTTCTAAGTGTTCAGACGCCTGTATATGTTGGTGGTTCAAAAGTGTCATTATCTCAATCAAGAGAGGAGTTTTTCGGACGTTTTCCAAAATGGGATTATGAAGAAAATATAGCCACTGGAGATGCAGTAACTGTTAACTTTACAGGAACACTTTCACATAAGCCTGTCCTGGCTGGTTCGGTTACATTTAGTTCTGTTGATGATATTGGTGAAGGC